TCCAATGAAGCTTTAGTTAGGGTTTGTGGTGATTATGAACTTGCTAATGACGAGGCGTTTAAGGAGTTAGTCTTTGAACGCTCTCGTTATGTTTATAACGATGCTCTGGAGTATTTTGACAAGAATTTTTTAAGTCAAATCAATAGTCTTGGTATCGATAAGGCTTTGGAAGAAATAAAAGTAGGTGGCGATTGATATGCAACGATTGAAATACAAAAGGCCGCTGAATGCTTCTGATTTAAATAAACGAATCACTTTGCAAAAGAAGTCAAATGATTATCATACAGATGAAGAAGGGAATCCGATTGAAAAATGGGAAGATGTCGCCACGGTATGGGCGGCTGTAAAACCACTTCGTGGTCGTGAGTTTTGGCAAGCGGCATCTGTAAATGCGGAGAACACCATTAGAGTGGAAATACGTTATCGCAAAGGGATTACAAATAATATGCGTATTTTATATGGGAATCGTCTGTTAGACATTAATAGTGTGATAGATGTGGAAGAAAAGCATCGTGATATGCATTTGATGTGTAAAGAGGTGCTAGACAATGGCTGAGATAGAATTGCAAGGAATGGAGACGTTGATGCGTAGCATTCAGGATATGGGGCGAAAAGGCACGACAGCTCAAAGAAAAGCTTTACAAGCTAGTGGTAAAGTGTTGCAAGAAGGTTTTTCCAAAGAAGCTCCACGTAGTAAAGGTAGTGGGCCACATGGTGCGGATCATGCTCAAATCAGTCAAATGAAGACGAAAAGTGGTGTGAAATATGTAAATGTAGGATGGCTAAAAAGTGATAATTCTCCATTCTTCTATATGAAATTCCAAAACTGGGGAACCAGTAAGATGCCACATCCACCGAAAAAGGGGTTTGCTGAGAAAGTAGTTATGGCAAAAGAAAAAGAAGCTCTACATGAGATGAGAAACGTATTACAGCAGGAGTTGAGATTATGAGGGATTTGCATAAAGAAATCAAACAAGCTCTTGAGGAGAATCAGGAGCTTGTTCAGTTATTAGGTGGGAAACGAATCGGACGACTCTTTTTCGATGGTGATAAAAAGAGTCCGTATATTACTTTTTCAGAAGTGAATAACCAAGATGGTGATTTTGTAGATGACGAAGTATATACGAGTGATTTGTTGTACCAAATTGATATTTGGTCGAAGAAGCCAATCGCAATGCAATGTAAAAAAGAAGTAGATAAGGTGATGAAGTCACTTGGATTTACGCGTTTTTCTACAGCGGACTTGTACGAACCGGATACGGGTATTCATCACTACGGTATGAGATATCGAACAACAATCAGATTATATGAGGGGGAATAAGAAATGAAAGGGATTCCAGTAGGATTTCGTGATTTACATTGGGCAGAGTTATTAGAAGATGATGTGATGGGTGTCAAGTACGATACCCCTATTCCTATTGCAGGTGCCATTGAAGGAAAAACAAACCCGAAAGCAGAAACAGCAAAATTAGAGGCTGATGATGGGATTTTTGCATCCGCGTCTAAATTTGGAGGTGCGGATATTGAATTTAACGTTGCAGATTTACCTTTCGATGTGTATGCAAAATTATTAGGTAAAAAGGTCATCAAAGGTCAAGTTGTGGATAGAACAACAGATGTGGCACCATATGGTGCACTGATGTACCGTATTTCAAAGGATAATGGAAAATCACGTTATAGTGTTTTGTATAAGGTGAAGTTCTCGCAACCGGATGAAGAAAATAAAACGAGTGGTGAAAAGTTAGATTTTCAAACTTCAAAAATTAAAGGAACTTCCTTAGAGCGTCGGTATGATAAGGCTTGGCGCAATCGATTGGATGAAGATGAGCCGAGTTTTGATCAAGAGGTAGCTAAAAATTGGTTTAAAGAAGTTCCGAAACCACCAGCAGAATCAGAAGAACCTTCTGTAAAACCAGAATCACTGAAAAAGGGTCAATAATCATTGGCTCTTTTTTCTTTTACAAATAAAACGAAAGAGGGATTGTTATGCAGCAAACACAGCAAGTCATGTTAAAACTGAGACAACCGAATGGGAAGTGGAAAGTGTTTTATATGCCAAACTTTATCTCCGGCTTAGCGGCAAGAAGCGCGGCTCAAATGGCAGATCGATTAAAAGAAGAGAATGTACCTTTTGAAGTGATTGAAGAAGGCGCAGCTTTCGTTACAGAAGTGTATAGGCATACATTTACGGAAGAAGAATTTTTAGCCGGAACACACTCTCAATATCTAGCGGTTGTCCTTTTTGCAGTTTGCCAAGCTGTTTTAGGAAAAGTAAATGAAGCAGCAGCGTTACTGGAACAGGTCTATGAGGTGCAGGATAAAAAAAAGACGTATCGACGAAATCATCAGAAGAAGAACCAACAACATTCGAACAAGTCATGATGGACCTCTATAACAGTTTAGAAGAACATCATGGGCTCACGCAAAATGAAATAGATGAAATCGATATTGTGTATTTCATGAAAAGAATGGCGAGACGAAAAAAGAGAAATCAACCGAAACCAGCTACAGCAGAACAAGTTCCTTGGTTATAGGGAGGTGGAAACTTGTCAAAGGATATGGAATTAGGCGTTCGAGTCTCCATGGATTTACGGAATTTTGATTCTGGTGTTGCTGGCATGAATCGAAAATTAAAAATGGTAGACTCAGAATTTAAAGCAGCAAGTGCGGAAGCGAAAAGGTATGGAGATTCCGTTTCTCACTTACGAACGAAAATGGATGCTCTGGCGCAAAAATTAGACATTCAAAAACAAAAGGTCGCCCATTATAGGCAAGAAATGGAGAAATTGAATGCCAAACAGCAACAATTACGAACATCGAGTGAAACGTTAGTTGGCAAAGTACAACAACTAGAGCAAGCATATAGAAAAAGTGCGCAAACGACAGGGAAGAACTCACAACAAACGCAACGTCTGAAGCAAGAATTAGATGAAGTGCGTCATAAATATACGATGAACGTACAAAGCTTAAGTCGTGTGAATGCAGCGATTGAAAAGAATGTGGTGAGCCTGAATCGAGCAAGAGAGAGCGAAGCGAAATTAAAGCATCAAATCCAACAAACGAACCAAGTGATGGAAAAGCAATCCACGCTTCTTCATAGGGTAAGTGAGAAAATGAAGGCGACAGGCCATAGCATGCAAAATGTGGGTGCCACAATGGGGCTGTCTTTTATGGCGGGGGCTACTACACTTGGTTATGCATTAAAGAAAACCATTTCTACAGCGGCTGATTTTGAATCCGCCATGTCTCGAGTAGCAGCGTTATCTGGAGCATCAGATGTGGAACTGAAGAAGCTGAATGATACAGCAAGGCAGTTAGGTTCCACAACTTCCTTTAGCGCTAGCCAAGCAGCGGAAGGGATGCAATATTTAGCGATGGCCGGATTTAAAACGAATGATATTATCGCAGCCATGCCAGGTCTATTAGATTTAGCAGCAGCTGGACAAATGGAGTTAGGAAGAGCGGCAGATATTACTTCGAATATCATGTCTGGATTTGGAATTGCAGCAACAGAGGCTGGCCGAGTAGCGGATGTTTTAGCGAAAGCAAGTACAAGTGCGAATACAGATGTGAGTCAGCTTGGAGAAGCGATGGTATACTTAGCGCCCGTTTCGAAAAGCTTAGGTTGGTCACTGGAAGAAGCGACAGCGGCTGTTATGGCTATGTCTGACGCTGGTATTCAAGGAGCGCAAGCTGGGGCAGCGTTCTCCACTTCTATGGGACGTTTGGCGAAACCAACTGGAGAAGCAAAAGATATCATAGATACGTTAAACATCAAATTATTTGATCAAAAAGGAACCATGAAGTCGATGCCGAATGTGATTCGTGAATTAGAGAGAGCGACAAATGGTATGACAGATCAACAGAAATCAGCAACGCTAACGACAATCTTTGGGGCGGAAGCGTATAAGCATTGGTCCGTATTAATTGACAAGTCATCAGATGCATTAGCTAGCAATACGGAGATATTGAAAAATAGTGCAGGTACAGCGAAGGAAATTGCTGAGAAGCAACTTGCCAATCTAAAAGGTGAATTAGTCAATTTGAATTCAGCGATTGAGGGAGCATCCATTAGCATTGGTAATGCACTGATACCAGCAATTAGCGCATTGGGTTCTGGCGTGAAAAGTGCAGTAGATTGGTTTAATAGCTTAGATGAAAGTACGCAGCAAATGATAGCGACAGGCGCAGCATTAACTGTAGGAGCTATGGGATTAGTTGGTGTACTTGGTTTGATGAGTGTAGCAATTGGAGGATTGTTAGCAAATCCTGTTGTGCTTGCTATTGCGGGTGTTACAGCAGCGGTAGCTGGTTTAGGAGTGGGAATCGTTGCTTTATCGAAAGATGTACAAAAAACGACTGACGATATAAGTAGATTTGGTGATACCGTGAGTGAAGGGACGAGAGAGGCAGCGGGCGCATATGCCGATTTGAGAGATAAGGCCATTTCACATATGATGCAATTAAGAACGAAAACGGGAGAAGAAGCAAATGCAGCGACCCAAGAAACCATTAAGGCCTTTAGAGAAATGACGAATGAAGTCGTAAAAGAATTAGAAGGTAAGAAGAGTAAGGTTGAAAAAATGTTCGGGCAATTAATGCAGTCTGTACCAGAGAATACAAAACAAACGTTAGAAAATGTAAAGAACAACGTTATTGCGTCTATCAATGTGGAAATAGAGACAGCAAAGAAAGCAGAAGCGATTTTGATGGAGGGTATGAAAAGATATCAAGGGGATATGTCTAAAATGCCCAAAGACTTTGCGAAACAATTTGAGGAGGCCTCTAAAGTCGCTGATAAAAATATAAAAGTATTTTATCAAAAAGCGTCCGAGTTAAGTGGTGTCTCAAAAAGAATTGCGAGTGAAGGAGAATTATCAGTTTCAGCGGGTAAGAAAAACTTTTCTGAAATAATCAAAGTGTACGGTGAGGGGGTTAAAGGATTACAGAAACAAACGAAGGGCTGGCGTGAAGAAACGGAGAAAATGTTTAAACTGGGTGATATTAATCCTGAAGAAAGAAAAGCGACCTTAGCAGCTATCGAATTATATGAAGCGGAACATATGAGTAAATTGATAGGAATTCGTAATGAAAGTATAGAGACATTACGCCAACATTTATCTATGGAAGATAGAGAAATTGTTTTAGCTAATCTGGAGAAGATTGAAAAAGAAGATGCACATTGGTCAGAAAAATTAAAAGTGGCAGCTTTTGGAGCGGAAACGTATGATGAAGTACTTTCTAGAACCGATAAAGAGCGTGAACGAGCAGATAAAGCTCATAAAGATAAGATGTTAGAATTTGAAGCGCAGTATGCCCATCATAAAATTGAAAGTGTAGGTTCATTTGTTACAGAACTGACAAAAGCGAATGGTTCAGCACGTTTAATTGCTGAATCTATGGCAAGAGATATGAATGGAACGATGAAGATCGATTTAGGTTCCGCTGGACAGTATACGGTAGACACCTATATTGAAAAGTTACAAAAAGGTGACCTCGCTATAGATACGGTAGCTATAGCAAATGCAAATAAATTAAAAACTACCTACCAAGTTGACCTATCTCAAAGTGGTATTGATTCTATGAACAACTGGCTTGATGGTATGAAAAGTAAAGATACGAGAGAAGTAAGAGAATTTTTGGGGCATAACTTACAAAGTGATACTACGATTGATTTAGGTGTATATGGACAAATGACGGCAGATTCATGGATAACAGGATTGCAAAATGGAACACATTTATTTGATACTGTATTTAAATATTTCCAAGATAAAGCTAGAAGCGGCATGACTATAGATGCTTCTAAAGAAGGACAAAATAATATTCAAACCTTAATAAATGGTATGCAAGTTGGGGCGTTATCGGTAAATGATGTAGCGAAATCAATTGGTTTAGATATAAAAAATGAAACAAAAGTCGATCTAGGAAAAGATGGTCAGTGGACTGTCGCATCTCTTGTGAATGGGATGAAAGATGGGTCTATTCATGCGAAAACAGCATCCAAAGCTATAGCGGAATTAGTTGAGACAGAAGCGAAAATTGATTTAACACAACAAGGGACAGATACGAGTATTTCGTATTCTGATGGACTGCATGCAGGAGAAGGGCCAACAAGAGAAGCGGCTCAACAATTATCTCATGCAGCACAAGAAGAGCTGGATAAAACAGATGGAGTGACTCCAGCTAATCAGGCTAGTAATCAATTTAGTAGCACATTATCTTCTCATGTAGGCCAAGTATTACAAGCTGGACAGATGCTTGGAACGGGAGCTACAAGTGGCATGAATACCGTTGATGGAGCGACACCAGGAGTGAAAGGTGGAGACGCATTTACGAATGCGGTATTAGCGAGGTCAGGCGCCTCTAAAACAGCTGGACAAAGTAATGCAACGAGCGCGAATCGTGGGTTCGCCATGATAGATGGAGTGAGTCAGGGAGGAAAAGGCGGAGATGCATTCATGAATGCAATAGTAGCGAGAGCGGGTGCATCTCAATCGGCAGGTAAAACGAATGCTACAAGTGCGAATCGTGGGTTTGCTACAATAGATGGACATACACCAGGCACGAAAGGTGGAACAGACTTTGCTAATTCGATGAATAATCAGCAAGGAAGTGCTAAAACAGCTGGTAAAAACGTTGCTGAGTCTGGAAAGGGTGGATTAGGAAGTGTTTCTGCCAATTCAGCAGGAATGAACTTTATTTCTGGATTTATTACAGGTATGCAAAATAACGAAAGTCCTTTAGTTAGTGCAGCTAGAGGATTAGGGAATATGGCGTTAGGTGCAATGAAACGAGCTCTAGATATTCGCTCACCGTCTCGGAGAGCAAGGGATGAAGTGGGTGAAATGATCGGTGAAGGTGTTATCATTGGGCAAGAAAATAAAATACCAGCATTGAAAAAGGCAGCACAAAGAATGGCTGATGCATCTATACCGACAATAAATCCAAAAGACCTTTCTCGTGCTACAAGATACTTAGGAGATACGTACAGTGGAAGTGTAAGTAATACAAGGCGCCGTGCGGGTGAAAATCCGAATGGGTTAGGGGACTCTGTTTATAATCAAGGGAATATAGCGGTTACCATACCCATTGTATTGGAAGCTGATGGGAGACCGATAGCACGTGCAACTTATCAGCATGTAACAGATTATCAAAATCGAGCGAAGGTAAGAAACTCAGCTTTTATAGGTTGAGTTTCTTTTTTGTAGGGAAAAAACGGGAGGTGTATAAATGAGTTCTTTTACATTTAATCATAAAAGAAAAAGATATATTACGATTTTGCATGGATGGGAAAGACCGACTTGGGCACCGATGAAAAGAAATCTATTGCAAGTCCCTCATTATCCAGGGGCGAGGCTCTTACATACGCAGACGGATATGCGTATTTTAAACGTACCAGTTGGAATTGAAGCGGATAGTATCGCAGAATTACAACGAATAAAAGAGGATTTGACGGAGTGGTTATGTACCGAACAGCCATGTGAATTGATTTTTGATAGAGAGCCAAACAGAAGTTATCTAGCAATGGTAGATGGGAGTCTAGACTTAGATGAGTTTGTGAACCTCGGTCAAGGGGTTATTACTTTTATTTGTCCCATGCCGTACAAATTAGGAGCGAAACGCGCTGAGGATTTTGAACTTGACGGTAGAGGCTTGATTGCGAATGTTACAAACCCAGGTACAGTAGCATCCCATCCAATCATTGAAGTCGAAGTGGAGAAACCATCCACATTCTTGGATGTA